ACCCGCCGGAGGGAGAGGAGGAACCCTGATGTCAAAAGAAAGAACTGATCCAAGCGGTGATGCCAGAAATCCTCTCAATCAACAGGCCAATAATCGCACCAAGAAAAACCAGAAGCACTTGAAATATGCGCTCTCGCTTATTTTCGGAGTCGTTCTTGGACTCTTGCTTGGCGCGATACTCGAACTCCGCTAAAGCATCTTCGCCGCGTGGAGTGAGACGCCAGGATGTGGGATTGATGGATAAATCGTCTGGGGAACCTTCTGTACGATAACTGTTTGGCTCGATATATTTTTGTTCCCGAAAATATCTCATACGACTATCCATTTTCCCGCTGACTGGTCCGGAGCGAAATTTAAGAAGCGCATTGTAATTTTCGTCTGACAGCATATATATCACCTCACGCCGATTATACCACAAGGAGGAAGAGATGGACATTGAGAAGCTGATCGTCAGCCTTAGATCCCCATCATGGCAGGATCTTGAGGACCCGGATGCACCCCTTTTAGAAGATGCCGCCCACGCCCTCTCCACGCTCCAGGCCGAAAACGAGCGATTGAAAAACAAATTGTCCGAATTGGCACACTTGCCGTTTGACGAGCCTGGGATCGGAGAGCGAACAAGGCTGATGGCCGAAAATGCAGAACTGCGGGCCGAGCTGGAGCGGGTGAAGCGGGAGAATGAGACCCTAAAACATGCATTACAAAATTGGCACGAGGAGGACTGACATGGAACGGCTGACATACTTTGACGGTGGGAAATGGCGGCTCAAAATTGGCGACACGGAATATAGCGGAGAAGCCGTTGACCGCCTCGCCGCCTACGAGGACACGGGCCTGGAGCCGGAGGAAATCACCGCTATCATCGGCCTCGCATCCGAGAATTGCGCAAAGACAGCGGACAAGATAGACCAACTCCTATCTGATGACAAGGAACTGGGGGAATATCGTGCCCTCGGCCCCATTGACCGCATCCGTGAACTGACTCAGGCGGACCAGGAGGGGAAAATCCCGAAGTACACCATAGACGATACAATTTATGACCGCTTTGGCGATGCCTGGGAGGTTAGAACGGCAGAACTCCATCTCCTTGGTGAAAAGCCTGACTGGATGTACAGGTGTGGTCACGCGGGAACAGATGATTACTGCGCTCTGTGGTCATTTGAGATTTTGACCAGCGAGGAGGCCCAGGCCGCACTACGGAGGGAGCAGGATGGCTGATATTATGATGCTCATAGCCGCTGTTGAGTGGATAGCGATTGGCCTGCTTGTTCTTTGGAAACTCAAAAAGTGGAACAAAGTATTTCAAAATCTGTACGATGATCTGAAAGAGGACATGGAGAGGTGGAAGGAATGAAGGAGTACATCGAGAGGGCGGCCGTTCTGAAAGTCCTGGAGGAATATTACCCTGGAGTAGATGAGCGACTACATATTGTCAAGGATATTACGTCTATCCCCACCGCCGACGTTGCGGAGGTGCGGCACGGGAGATGGATTTTTGATCCAGGAAAAATCCCGTATTGTTCGGAGTGCAAAGAGTACAGCGACGATGGAGACAAGGGTGCTACTTTCTGCCCGTGGTGTGGCGCTCGCATGGACAAGGAGGACGAGCATGAGAGTTAAAGTCTATTATGAAGGTTACTATATCATTGAAGCGGAATCCCTTGATGACGCCATGGAGACCAGCAGAGATGATGCAGAAGTAGAATTTGAGGAATGGAGGAACACAGAAGCAGATGAATGGCCTTGCTAAGACCTGCGCCACCTGCGCCTGGTACGAGGACTTCCAGGGCGTGTGCTGTAACGGAGATTCCCCACACCGCGCCGACTTCATAGAACCGGATCAGCGGTGCAGGGAGTGGGAAAGGAAGGAGAACGGACATGATAAACACCCATCCGACCCGGTGTAATATCTGCGGTGGGCGTGTAACCTACGGCTCTAATGCCCGTGTCTATGGCCGGGAGTACGGGAGCGGCTACTGCTACCTCTGTGAGCGGTGTGGGGCCTATGTGGGGACGCATAAGCCCCGCCCACGGGAAGCCCTGGGCCTACTTGCGGACGAGTCGATGCGGACAGGGAAAAAGATGTGTCACGCCCTCTTTGACCCGCTTTGGCAGGGGAAGCCAAAGTCCCGCAAAAAGCGCAATGACCTATACTGCTGGCTGTCAAACAAAATGGAGATACCCGTCGAGGACTGCCACTTCGGCTACTTCGACATTGACCAGCTCCGGCGGGCGTACATCATCTTACGGGGAGTGCAGGACAAGCAGATGCGGTATGACAACTGCGGGAGAATCCATTTTGAGGAGGCCGGCCATGAAGTTTCGTAACCCTGAGACGGGGGAAATGTATGTAGGGATTTTGAACGCTATGGATCATTATTGTGACAGCAAGGAAGACTGTGACGATTGTCAAATCAAAGAACCTGTTCAGGTCTATAAAGGGCAGAAACACCCTTGTTATGCTTATGTGGCAGACAATCCTCACGAAGCCGCCCGCCTGATGGGCTATGAGGTGGTGGAGGATGATATGTTGGAGCCAACAAAACATAAGGAGGAGGCCAACATGGATAAGCATATTGGTGATGTCACCGAAATTGTTCGCCCTCGCATTTGTGAGGTGCTGGGGGTTGAACCGGAAGAGAAGTTTAACGCTGGCCTATACAAGGACGCCTATGTAGATTTACTTGGCATCATACGGACAAACATCGGATCGGTGATGGATGCTGTCCAAGTACGCGATCTTATTAACCACCCCGACCGCATCATCCGCAAGCCCCGCTGGACGGAGCAGGAGGTGGAGAGGGCGAAGGCTATCAAAGTGCTATATCCAGCTGTTAAAACATTGGCATACGTTGATATAGTGGGACAGACATTTTACATGTATGATGAAGAAGACAACTATAAAGGCAGTCTTGATAACCTTGATGAAACGTTCCCTACGCTGAGGAGCATAAGGCGGGCCACATTGGACGAGATCATCGGAGGTGCGGAATGAAAGAAATTGATTTGCCCAAAACAGAGATCCTTGCACAGTTGGGTGAAGAAGCGGCAGAGCTTGCACAGGCAGCGTTGAAACTCCGCCGAGCGTTGGATGGCACAAATCCGACTCCGGTGTCCGAAGCTGAGGCGTGGAAGGCACTTATTGAGGAATTTAGCGATGTTGCGCTGTGTTGCAAGCTGCTAAATATTCGGCCAAACTACTACACCATGCAAAATAAACTGAGACGTTGGGAAAAGAGACTGGAGGGAAAGAGATGAGAGAAATTCTTTTCAAAGCCAAGCGGCTGGATAATGGAGAATGTGTAGATGGATTCTACTGCTGTATTGGGCCAGCCGGTCAAGAAAAGCATTACATTATTCCGGAATATGCCTCTGCGTTCTATGGGGTTGAGGTTGACCCCTCCACGGTCTGCCAGTACACCGGCCTGACCGACAAGAACGGGAAGAAGATTTTTGAGGGGGATATTGTAAGGCGAGAAACCGCTTACTACGGAAAGCGTAACGTTTATGACGAACCAGTTGTATGGGAAGATGATATAGAAAATGATTCTTTTGGAGAACCATATACAAGTGGCTATTGCATCCACGGTGGGAATTGGGAAGTCATTGGCAACATCCACGACGGGGAGGGCGGACAGCGTGAGGAGGGATAGTAATTGACCAGTCAAGGAATAGAAAACTTCCTCTCCTATCTATGAGAGACCGAGCAGCGATACCATATGGCCGAAACAGACGAGCAGGAAGCAAATAATGAGACGCAGGATATCCTACATAGCCTGGAGCTTCAAGATCATGATTATCACGACTTTGCTCGTCTATCAAAGGAGCTGAGAGGAGTCCGCCAAAAAAGACGGGCTGCAAAGGACATCATGAGTGAGACGGCCCCGGTGCTTTGCTGGATAGAGGAAAACCGGCCAACTATCAAAAGCATCGAACGACTCCTTGGTGATGTGCGGAAAGCTGAGAAGAGCACTGCTAATCGAATCTATACCCCCAGGACGAGGAGGGATAGCCCTTGAACGAGTTCAAGGATAGGCTGCGAAAACTGAGAGAAAAAGAGCGGCCCGTTATCAGCATGAGAGTAAAATCTGAACTTATAGGACTTGGAAGTGATTCATTGCGCAGATACGAGCGAGGCGAAAGGGAGCCTAAGCTGACTGAACTGAAAAAGATAGCAAATCACTATCATGTTAGCCTGGATTATCTCTGCTGGGACGAAGGAGAGCAAGAACCAAAACTTTAAGCATATCGCAATAATATTTTATAAGCGCCTCCGTTTGGAGGCGTCATAAACAAAATACATGCGACAATGGGAGCATGGGGGCATACCCTGTGCTCCCGATTTCTTTCTCCTTCCTACACCCGGCAGTCGGCCTCCTGCTGCCGGGAATATATGCCTCTCCTCGCCGCATGAGGCGGGCGGTGGCACCATTGAGCGGTGGCGGAATAAGGTAGACGCTGACTGGTAGGGGGATACACTCGGTGGAAGTCCGGGGGGCCTGGTGGTTAGGTAAAAACGCCCTATGGAACCACGCTGTGAGGTGCAAATCCTCACCCGCTCAAACAATATACGGGTGTAGCTCAATGGAGAGCGCCGGATTCCAAATCCGGAGGTTGGGGGGAACAGAGCCTTCCACCCGTGCCAGGGCGCAAGTCCTGACAGAGTTTCTTGGCGAAAGGCAAGTGAGCAAAGCCGAAAAACTCACAACATACCCCGAAAGGGGTATATATGCCGTGCCCTGTTGCACGAGACGGGGACGGGATCAAAAGTTTTTACATGAGGTGGTGAGCATGGCTGCACGGCTGACGGATCGGCAGAAAAAGAAAATCATTGCTGACTATGTGCAGCTGGGCAGTTATAACGCTGTTTCGAAGATCAACGGTGTATCCGCTACCACGGTCAAGAACATTGTTTTGAAAAGTGCGGATTTTGTGGAAAAGTGTGAACAGAAAAAAGACGAGAACACCGCCGATATTCTGGCGTATATGGACAGTCAAAAGGGAGTTGTCTGCGAGATTATCGGAAAAGGGCTGGCCGCCCTGAACAACCCTGAGAAGCTGGCGGAGGCAAGTCCGGCGCAGATCACCACTGCACTGGGAACGCTGATTGACAAATTTACAGCGAATACGGAGCAAAGGCAAGAGATTCACCCGTTACTGCGTGACATGTACGAATCGAGGAAATAATGAGCCTTTCCACAAAGCAAATAGATTTTCTGAATCGCCCATTTGACCGCACTCTGGATGTGGCGGAGGGAACGCCAAGAAGCGGCAAGACCACGGCCTGCATCCTGCGGTTCTATGACTTCTTGAACACCTCCAAGGACAGCAATTTCCTGGTGGTCGGTGCTTCACAGCAGCAGGCGTTTCGGTTGGTCATGGATGGTGATGGAAATGGCCTGATCCACTTGTTTGGAAGGCAAGCGAACTTGAAGCATGATGACCATGGGGACCACCTGGAGGCTCTGACCTGTTCCGGCGTAAAGAAGATTTATTACAAGGGCGGAGCCAAGGCGGACAGCGACAAGGCTATACGTGGACTCTCCCTGGGTGGAGTGTACTTCTGCGAAATCGATATTCTCCACATGAACATGATACAGGAGTGCTTCCGAAGGACATATGCCGCGCATATCCGATGGCACCTGGCTGACCTAAACCCACCCGCGCCCATGCATCCAGTTATTACAGACGTGTTCGATGTGCAGGACACTCGCTGGACGCATTGGACAGTAGACGATAACCCGATTATCACGCCGGAGCGAAAAGAAGAGTTACGCCGAACGTTGGAAAGAAACCCGTACCTTTATCAACGGGACTGGCTGGGGGAACGCTGTATCCCGCAGGGTGTGATTTACTCTATGTTCGACCCAAAGAAGCACATCTTGCCCCGGCTGCCGGATGATGCCCACCCTATTGAGATGTACTTTTCCGGAGACGGTGGTCTGACGGACGCCACAAGTGTGTCATGCAACTTGGTTTGCCGCACAAAGAAGGGACTCGCTCTGTATCGTGTAGCGGGATGGTATTATGACGGAGGCAACAAGGCCATGAGCGTGCAGGCAAGAGAGCTCGCCGGTAAGTTCGCTCCATATTGCCGTGATCGCTGGAATATGAGAGAGGACGCATGGTATATCGACCCAGCATGTAAGGCGCTGCGCAAGGAGTTGGAACTATACGGGATTGACGCACTCAATGCAGACAACAATGGTCACGATGTTAGAGGCGGTCGAAAGGGAATCCAGGTAGGAATTGAGTACGCCCAAAACATGATCCAGGATGGACGATTTTTCTTAGTGGAAAATGAAGAATATGGACATTTGGATTTTCTGAAGGAAATCGGGATGTACTGCGTGGATGAGCACGGGAACCCAGTAGACGCCTACAATCACGCAATGGACGAGCTTCGCTACTCCATAAACCACTTTGTTAAACAGTATATGTACTAAGGAGGTGTGACCTACGGGATTTGTAAAGAACATTCTGCTCTACCTGGCTCAAAAGGTAGGGTTAGAGTTGCAGGACAAGCCCATATATCGGGATGATTACAGCGATATGGGGAATATCTCCGTGACGGCAGTTATTGCAAACAAGGTGGCAACATTAGCCATGCAGGACAGCACCATCACCATTGAGGGAGAGAGCGCACGAGCGAAATTTCTGCAAAGTTTTCTAGACTACTACCTGGGTGATCGAATGGATGTAGCGGCGGAGGTGGCCCTGGGAACTGGAGACTGCATCGTGAAGCCATATACCGATGGAAAGCGCCTGGGCGTAGATATCGTGAAAAATGGGGACTTTGCTGTATGCGAGTCCATTGGAAACGATATTCTTTCCTGTATTTTGAAGGTCGGAGAGATCAAAAACGAGTCCGGCCTATATCAGCGGTACGAGATCCAGATGGTCAAAGAGGCGCAGACTGAGAGCGGACAGGAGACCAGCGCGCTCATCATTCGGAATGTAGCCTTTAAAGGTTCGAGCGAGATCGGACTAGAGCAAGTACCAGCTTGGAAGGACATTCCGGAGGAACAGATTATCCCCAACGTGGACCGACCACTGTTTGGCCGGTATAAGTCGCCCGCAGTCAACCGAGCAGACGTGAACGGCGTAAATGGTGTGAAGATCACAGCTGGTGTGGATGGTCCTATGGCAAAAGCTGTGGAGGCGTATGAGCGATTTAACCGGGAGTACAGCGCCAAGGAGACCATGATCTTTGCGGACAAAGCCTTGTTGACAAAGGACGAAAACGGAAATGTTGTGTTTCCGCAGGAAAAGCGGCGTTTTCTCCAAATGATGCGGGGAGTTGGAGACAATACAAATCCTGGGAAGCTGATTCAGGAATTTTCTCCCGAGATACGTGGAACCGACTTGGAGGTTGGGATCACAGTCAATAACAAAATGGTCGAGCTTCTGTGCGGCCTCTCTCCCGGGATCTTGACTCCGCCTACTACGTCCTATGCTACAGCCACGGAAATGAGGGCGGCTCTCAATTCCACCTTCGCAGTCATCACTAAGTTTCGCCGGGCGCTGGAACGGGGGACGGATGACCTGCTCCGGGCGGTAGATGTGATCGCGAACTATAATAATTTGGCTCCAATCGGGGATTGGGATACACAATACGATTGGTCCGCTTCTTATATCGAGCAGCTGAACGAGCACTTCAATCAGCTGACGGTGGCCGAGGGAATTGGTGCCGTGGATAAGGCGGAGGTCCGAGCTTGGATGATGGATGAGGACTACGAGACCGCAAAGGCCAGAGTAGAGGAGATTGCAGAGGAGACTGGAAGCCAGTACATGGAGGAGGCGGCTGTTCAGCCGGTGATAAATGAGCCGACTGCTGAATGAATCTTGGCTGGAGGGCCTGCCGGACAACATTGTTTCAAACCTTGAAGCATTAAACAACTATGTGGTCCAGAGAATTTGTGAGCGAATCAAAAAGATTGGAGACATAGGGGCAGCAGATGCCAATCGGCTGAAAACCGCCATTGAGTATGCGGGGGCGGACCTCAAGGCCATTGAGAAAGAGGTGGCTCGCATTATGGGCATGAATCAGCAGGAAGTGGAAAGGCTGTTCGAGGAGGTGGCGGAAGAAAATGTGGAGTTTGCCAATACATACTACAGGGCCAAAAATATGGATACGCTCCAGAGCTACACCTCCCGGTCGGCGCTGTCCTCCTTTGTAGAGGCCGCAATGCGTCAGGCCATGGACGGTACTTCCAATATCTCAAACACTTATATGGTCGGATTTAAGCGTGGAAAACAGACTGTCCCATTGCGAGAATACTATATATCCACCATTGACCGGGCTATCACTTATGTACAGACCGGAGTAGTTGATTATCAGAGCGCCATGCGCTCAACAGTCAAGGAGATGGCCAGAAGCGGACTGCGCCGGGTGAGCTGGGAAAGCGGATACTCCCGCCGCCTGGATTCCTCCGCCCGCATGAATATCCTGGAGGGTGTTCGGCGTCTCAACAGTCAAATGATGGAGGAGACTGGGCGAGAGTTTGGAGCCGATGGTGTGGAGATCTCCGCCCACGGCCTCTGCGCCCCCGACCACCGCCACATCCAGGGACGGCAGTTCTCCAAAGAAGAGTGGGAGCGCATCAACCGCAGCCTCGACCGCCCTTTGGGGACGCTGAATTGCCAGCACTTCGCAACACCTATCGTTTTGGGGGTGTCCAAGCCAGTCTATAGCCGCAAAGAGCTGGCGGATATCAATAGACGCTCCTCTGAGCGGATCGAGTACAAGGGCCAGAAGATGAGCCGATACGAGGCCAGCCAGAGACAAAGGCAGATGGAGACTGCTATCCGCTATGCAAAGGACGAGAGGGATGCCATGATAGCCGCAGGTGACAAGCTGGGGGCTACACAGGCCCGAAAGAAATCAGCGGCATTGAGCGCAGAGTACAAGCGTTTTTGCGAACAGGCGGGGCTTACGCCAAGACCGGAAAGGACAAGGTCCATGACGGGACCAACGGTGCAGAAAATATGATTGACGAAACTATAAAAGCGAAGATCAAGGCTATTCTTGCTAAGGGTGACCGCGTTGAGTTGATTCCCGTGAAAAATGGTGTTAAAATTATACATATCAAGCGGGAGGAAGTGAAGCTGTGAATAATTATATATGTCATAAATGCGGTGGACTTTTGGGGTATAGAACAACTTTTGTTGGTGGATCAGACATGCCCTATACAGAAAACGAAATGTATTGTGATCGATGTGGTATTCATCTTAAAGGCGATGCTGTTCCACGAGAGAAAACAGAGGATGAATTGGAACGGCTATATCAAGAATTGAATAATAACTAAATATTGCTCCCGCCTCTAAGCGTTGAGGCGGAAGACCCGAGCGTGGGTAACTACTGAGATTTTCTTGGTAGTTGCCCACGTTTTTTCTTTTGGTAAAACCCGCATTTGCGGATTTTATACAACATTTGACCGACCCGAAGTCGAGAAACTACGGGGCCACAGTGGATGCGACCCACGAGAAAAAAGCGAAGTGGTAGAGGAGAACATTATGACCAGAGAAGAAATCAAAGCTATTTTGAAGGACATTTCGGACGAACAGGTAAACAGCATTTTGGACTTAAACAGCCGGGACATTGGCAAAGCAAAGGGGAAGTCGGACGACCAAAAGAGCGAATTGGAAAATCTCCGAAGACAACTTGCCGAAAAGGACGAGACCATCGCCAACTTGGAAAAGGCCAAGGGCGACGCCGCCGCTATCCAGGCGGAGCTTGACAAGTACAAGCAGGCCGAAGCGGATCGAGCCAAGGCGGAGAAGGAAGCGCAGGTGGACGCCATCCTCACACAGACCGCAGAGAGCGCCCTCGAGGGCCGGGAGTTTGTCAACGAGTATACACGCACCCATTTTTTGGGGGAGTTGAAAAAGGCCATCCAAGACCCAGCAAACAAAGGCAAAAAGCCCGCTGACCTGTTTTCCGACATGACCAAAGACGTGGACGGCATTTTCAAGAACCCACAGCATGAACCGTTGAAGATCGCCGGAGTTACCAAAACCGACACCAGCGGCAATATGACTAAGGACCAGATCATGAGTATTAAAGATGCCTCAGAGCGTCAGGCCGCTATTGCCGAACATTTAGACCTGTTTAGAAAGGATTGATAAAGATTATGGCAGCAAAAGATAATTTGACCAAATCGTCCGACATCCAGTCTACCGCGCGTGTCATTGACTTTGTGACCCGCTTTGCCCGCAACTGGGAGCACCTGCGGGAGATCCTGGGCATCATGCGCCCTATCCGCAAAGAGCCCGGCGCTATTCTAAAGAGTAAGACTGCCTCTGTTACCCTTCAGAGCGGGAACGTTGGAGAGGGCGAGGAGATCCCCTACTCCAAGGCTACGGTCATTGAGACCCCCTATGAGGAAATGACTGTGGAGAAGTATGCCAAGGCTGTGTCTATTGAGGCCATCAAGACCTATGGCTATGACGTGGCCGTTGGCATGACTGATGATGCGTTTCTGTATGAGCTTCAGGACAACGTGACCAGACGCTTCTACGCCTACTTGAACACCGGCAAACTTGCCAGCTCTGAAACCACCTGGCAAAGAGCTCTTGCTATGGCTAAAGGTCTTGTGATCAACAAGTTTAAGCAGATTCACCGGACCGTCACCAATGTGGTTGGATTTGCTAATGTGCTGGACCTCTACGACTATCTGGGCGACGCCAATATCACCGTCCAGACAGCTTTCGGCTTCCAGTATGTGCAGAACTTCATGGGCTTCTCCACCGTGTTCCTGCTGTCTGACGAGGAGATCCCCCGTGGCCGAGTGATTGCAACCCCTGTGGAGAACATCGTTCTCTACTATGTGGACCCGTCCACCAGTGACTTTGCAAGGGCTGGTCTGGTCTATACCACGGACGGTGAGACGAATCTAATCGGCTTCCATGTGGAGGGCAACTACCACACTGCCGTGTCCGAGAGCTTTGCCATCATGGGCATGACCCTGTTTGCGGAGTATCTGGATGGTATTGCGGTCATCGATGTGGACACCACGCCCACCCTTGGGACGCTGACGGTTCAGAGTGCGGCGGGAACTGATTCCGGCGACACCAAACTGACTGTTACCCCGGCGAAGGAGACGGCGACAAATGTCTATAAATACAAGACCGATCCCTCTACGGCTCCGGTAGTTACTTACGGTCAGAGCGTACGCAACTGGACTACCTGGGATGGTGTGTCTGACATCACAGCCACCACTGGACACAAGATCACCGTGGTCGAGGCGGACAGCACCTATAAGGCGCAGAACTCCGGGAACACCACTGTGGCCTCTAAGACCTAATGTGAAGGGGGAAGGCATGATGTGTGGCTATATCACCTATGACCAATATAAGGCGCTTGGGGGGGAAGCTAATGCATCCGCCTTCCCCCGCCTTGAAATTTTGGCAAGGAAAAAGCTGGATTACTGGACGCAAGGAAGGATCAAAGAATCAGATGATGATATCCGTCTTTGTATGTTGCTTATCATTGACGCCATGAAGAAGGTTGAGAGTGGATATGTCAATGTAGCAAGTACCAACAACGATGGTCTGACTGTCAGCTATGCCTCTGCTCGTACAGAGGAGCAAATGATGGGATCTGTATATGACCAGATCGTGGAGATACTTCCCGTTGAGCTGGTCAGTTTGGAGGTTGGGACATGACCCCCCTGTTTCGTGAGACCGTGACTATCCTGAATCGCCGGGTGGCGGAGGATGGAGACGGCCTGGATGTCTGGAAGAAAACCGTACTGACCGGCTGTGTGTTTGTACGTACCACCGTTAGGAGTGTTTCAGGTGCCGATGTATCTATAGGGCAGACGGTGACCGTCCGCATTCCGGAATCGCCGAATTATCATCCGTACCAGGAGTGGAAAGGAAACATGAAGGGATTCACGGCCTCTGTCGGTGACATCGTGGTACATGGGAAGGTGACGGAGGACGTAAACCCGGACAATATACGGGAATTGATTGGAAAATACGAGTTTATGACCGTCCGCTCCGTCCGGGACAACACAGGGCTGCCATTGGGACACATCCATCTGGAGGGCGTATGAAGATCAGTGTTGAGGTTTTTAATCCGAAGAAAACCTTCAAGCGCATTTTTTCGGATGAAGTCAGGAAATATGCCCATACCCGACTGCATGCCTATTGCTCTCCCTACGTCCCAATGGACAGTGGTGCGCTGGACCAGACGGTAGACATCACTCCTAACTATGTTCACTATAAATCTCCATATGCTCATTTTCAATGGGATGGCAAGGTGTTTGTGGATGAAAGAGGCAGCACTTGCGCAAAACGGAATACCAGCAAACACGCTACGGATAGACATCTAAAATACTCTCCAGACAAACACCCACTTGCGACCTCTCACTGGGAACGGGCTGCCATGAAAGCCAAAGGCGGCCAACTGGCGGAGGATATCGAACAGTACATCAAGAGGAAGTGACTTTATGGCGAACAAAAACAAGGAGATCTTAGAATTTCTGGAACAATGCCCCGCCGTGAAGTCTTTTCTCTACTTTAACAGTTCAACGGACAAAGCTGGGCGCGTTAGTGTCGAAACCGTGTACAGTGATGTATGGGAAAAGAGATTTGTGCGTAACTCTGGGATCAAGGTCTATGAGTTTGCTGTTGTGCAAATGCTGCTGCAGGATCAGGGTACAAGCGACACGAACGCAGAGCAGGCACAGTCTGTCCAAGACTTTATGGACTGGATCGATGAGCAGAACAGAGTCAGAAATTTCCCCAAATTTCAAGGATGTCAAGTTTTAAGTATTGAAAATCTACAAAACATGCCGAATCTGGCGGGCGTAAACGAGGCGGGAACGGTTGCCAAGTATATGTTCCAGGTCAGAGTTAGGTATTACACAAAAGGAGTGAAAGAATCATGAAAGTATCTGAGCTGATGGCTGGATATACTCCCGATGATGAATTTGAAGGGTTTGCCACAAATGACGACTGGGTCCTTGCGGTTGGCATTGGAGAGACCACAAGTGAAAAAGACTACACCGTGGTACAGCAGGGTATTGCGGGGCTTGACCCGCAGATGAACCCCGTGACTCAGGACAAGCAGTACATTCGAACCGGCCTCTCTACTTCCAAAACCGGGACCCAGCGCACCTTCGCGATCACCGGAGATCGATATATCGGAGATGCGTTCCAAGATTACTGCTTCGGTATCAATATTGCCCACGGAGTCGGACAGAAGGTAGTCGTTCCCTATATTTATTTCTCCATTCTGACAGGCAAGGGAGAAAAGGGTACGGTTTCTATTATCGTCAATTCCGACGGAGGTGGAAATGCTGGCGAAAATTCTTCTATTTCCATCGACCTGCGGAGCGTTGGGACCGCACCTACTGAGTACACCTATTCTGCCGTATAAGGAGAGAGCGAAATGAACTATAAAGTTTCTATTCTCGGAAAGAATTACGATCTTCCGGCGCGGACGTTGGCCGTAGATGAAAAAATCGAAGCTGTGGCAAAAATCGACCAGGAATACCGCAATGGGGAGATCACCCGGCGGGAAGCCGTTCAGAGGCTGCATATGTTCGTTGATGACCTGGCCCCTGGCTCTCTCCCTGATGTGGAAGATGTGGACACCAACGATCTGATGATGGCTTGTGAGGATATCATCACAGCATATGACGCTCCGGCGCGAAAGGCCAGGATTGAAGCAAAGATGGCCGAAGCGCGGGAGGCTCTGAATCGGCCCGAGCTACAGAAGCTTCTCGCTTTGTACAATTTGAAGAAATGAGCCTGTATAGGGAGCCGCCGGAAAGCGTTACGGTCCAAGGAAAAGAATATCCAGTAGATACGGATTTTCGCCGTTGGATCGAGTTCCAGGGGATGCTCGTGGCTAAAGAGGATGACACAACGAAAGCGGAACGGCTCTGTGGATTTATGAAATCCCTGGGCCTTCCGCCCTCTCAAGAGTCCCTGGAGGCCATGATGGAATTTTATTCAGCAGCCTCACAGGAAAAGCCAGGAGCAGGCAAAGCACGGCCCCAGGCATTTGATTTTGAACAGGACAGCGAGTTTGTTTTCTCCGCTTTCTGGGAGTGCTATGGGATCGACCTTAGTACAGTCAAATTGCATTGGTGGAGATTTAAGGCGTTGTTCAAGTCCTTGCCACAGGACTGTGAGATATGCCGCATCATGGGATATCGGACAGCTGACATGAAAGATGTCCCAAAGCACCAAAAACAATTTTATCGGGAGATGAAAGCGCGGTATGCCTTAAATGGCGGGAATCCCGCATACAGAACCGAACAGGACATGAAGGACTATGTTAAAAGACGATACGAAGAGGCAAGAAGGCGGATAGGGGCGAGGTGAGATAATTGCCAAATGATGGGACTGTAAAGCTAGGAGTAGAGTTTGACAGTGATGATGTAAAAAAAGAGTTTGAAGGTCTGAAGAGTGAGGCTAGAGAAGTTGAAAGATCATTAAAAGAAGTAAACAAAGCCCTCAAACTAGACCCTGGCAATACGGAACTAATTACAGAAAAGCAGAAATTACTTAGCTCGGCTATTGAAAACTCCAAAGAGCAAATATCTCTTCTTGCCAGCGAGATGCAGAAAACCGGTTCTTCTGAAATCGTTGAAAAGGATGCCGATGCATATCAAAGCCTAACTCGCACGCTATCTAGGACAGTAAGCCAGTTAAAGGGATATGAGAATCAACTTAATGATTTAGCAGCGCAATCAGAAGCGGCAAGGGCGTCTATTCAAAATTCTTCTGGAGCTGCGGTAGAGCTATCCAATGAATTTCAGCAGGCAGAAAGAAACGCTGATGATCTTGAAGAAACGCTGGGAAGGATATCTGATGCCGCAAGATCCGCCCTCGGTGGATTCCGGCAAGCAGAAAACGGGGCTGAGAGCCTTGAAGATGATCTTCAAGATGTTGCGGATGCGGCGGATAAAGCAGAAAAAGAACTGAATGACGTTGGAAATTCTACAGGTATCGCAGGAGATGGTTTTACAGTCGCAAAAGGGGCTGCTGCTACTTTTGCCGGAACTCTTCTGACCAAAGTTGTGGATGCGGCACTTCAAGTCGCAGAAGCAATTTGGAACATGGATGAAGCCACCGAAGAGTATCGCGAGGCAATGGGACGCCTCAATACCGCATTTGAAACAGCCGGATTTAACGCAGAGATAGCGGATGAAGCCTACAGGGGATTTTATGAAATCCTTGGGGATATAGGACAGGCAACAGAGGCTTCTCAGCTCTTGGCGCAACTGGCAACTAATGAGGAAGACGTTGCAAAATGGGTGGAAATTGCAGCTGGCGTATATGGTAAATTTGGCGAATCTCTACCTATTGAGTCCTTAATTGAGGCCGCAAATGAAACCGCAAAAACTGGAGAAGTAACAGGTGCACTCGCCGACGCTTTGAATTGGGTCGGTATAAGTGAAGATGAGGTATCAGAACAGCTTTCTAATATCAGTACTGAAACAGATAGGGCTAGATATCTCATGGATCTACTTTCTAGGACCTATAGTGATGCAGCAGAAAGTTTTTACGAAAACAATGAAGCTATTATTGCTTCAAGAGATGCCCAAGCGGACCTTGACGAGTCTCTTGGTGTTTTGGGCCAATCTGTTGCAGACTTAAAAGTAGCTCTAATAGATACTTTTGGCCCAGCATTAGGAGATCTCGCAAAAGGAGCTGCTGGATTCATCGATGGTATAGCGGGCGCTGTTAATACACTAGGAGATTGGTTTGATTGGCTTGGAGGAAAAGTCAAAGATTTCTTTTCCTTGTTTGGAGGAAAAACAGGATTTAGCGGATCAAGAGGCTCTGGTTTTGGTGGTGGCTCTTCCCGAATAAATAATGCCCCCCAAGTAGCCACCATGAGTGTTTCTGATGTAGGGGATTTTTCAGATGGTATTAGCGCAACTGCCTCCAAACAGGCCGCAATACCGGAGATAGCCAGCTTCCTCCGCACCAAATCGAGAGATGCAGTGATTTCAGACATTGCAAATTGGATTCCAAGCGCGGTTCGGCGGGTAGAATCGATGAACTCTATGATGGTCCCCGCCTCCGTCTCAGCATCGGTTCCCCGGTCCCAGATCGAACAGACCGAAAGCGGCTCGAGCCGGGCTGGCGGCGGGGAGCAGAGAGTCAAGTTGGATATCGGGTTTTATCCCAGGGAGGCGGCGAAGTTCCTGAGACCGTATATGAGAGGCGAAGATAAGCGCACAGGAGAAGATCTGGTGGAGTGAGACAATAATGAGCTATATCTTTACATTGGATGGGACTGGGTACAACGTTGGAGTAGAATCCATTTCCAGAAAAGCGAGAATTGCGGACGGCCAAAATTCAGATGATGCACTCTCTGGATACCATTGGCGCGATTTACAAGGGACATTTTACGACTATAAAATCGTCATTTCTGCGGATGGAATGAGTAGGGAGGAATATGATTCTTTCTACGAAGTTCTTACTGCCCCCGTTGACAGCCATGTGGTAGTGGTCCCATACGGACAAGCCACATTATCGTATGAGGCATATATCGAAATAGTAGAAGATGAAGTGGAGTATATGGATGATGGAACATGCTGGGGAGGGCTGACCGTCACATTTTACGCCAGAGAGCCAAAGAGGGTGCCAACATGAATCAGATTCTCTACAACGGAAAGCTATATTCGTCAAAGGACATCTTTTCCGGTAATGTTGGGATCTCCATGTCTCTAAAATCCTCGTCTTTGGAAGCTAATACCCTTTCCGCAGAGGTAAGGGATTCTGGAAATACATTTTCTAATTTTGCCAGAAACACTCCTCTTAAATGGATGTATGATGGGTTGCAAAAAGGGATTTTTTACCTTCAAGAGGTAGAGCAGATAGGCCCTGCACGTTACAGCATGTACGCAACCTCGGCCATTGGAATCCTGACTGAAGGAATCCACTACGGGGGGATCTACAACGGGCAGACGGCTCAAACGGTAATCTCTGACATCTGTGGAACTATTCCTTTTTTGATCCAGAACAAATATAAGGATATTAAACTTTATGGGTGGCTCCCAGTATCTACACCAAGAGACAATCTGGTTCAAGTGCTTATAGCGATAGGTGCCTGGGTAAAAACAGACCTAAATGGGGTTTTGCGGATCGAAGGACTTTGGGACGGAATATCAGGGAACATCAATCAAGATTATCTCCTTAAAGGTTCAAAGATTTCAAAAACAGCAAAAATTACCCAGGTAGTGGTTACTGAGCATCAATATGTAGAGGGAGGAGAACAGACAAGTCTATTTGAAGGTGTCACAGCACAAGGAGATATCATTACATTTAGCAATCCCATGTATAGTTTATCGGCTCAAGGCTTCTCGATTCTCGAAAGAGGGAGCAACTATGCGAAATTATCAGGTGGGTCTGGAAAGCTTACGGGGCGAGCATACATCCATAATACACGAGAGATCGTGCGAGATGTAGCGGCGGCAGAAGAAGAGAACGTTAAGAGGGTAAAAAATGCGACCCTGGTATCACTTGTAAATTCTGCTTCAGTTGCAGACCGACTTGTAAACTACTTCAAATGGACGGAGACGATAGATTCCCCCGTAATATATCAGGGAGAAAGTTGTGGGGATTGTGTTACTGCATGGAATCCATACGAAAAAAAGAATGTCTCCGCTTGCCTGGAATCTGCGGATATTGATTTTTCAAACACACTAAAGGCAACGGAAAAACTTCTGATTGGTTTTGCTCCTCCCCAATTCGAACAGAATCAAACATACGATAAACACGAAATTCTCACAGGCTCTGGGACCTGGACCGTACCGGAAGGAACTACATCTGTAAGAGCTGTACTGATCAGCGCTGGCGGCGCTGGGTTTGATGGAAGCCCAGGTGGAGATTCGACCGAGACCTGGGAGGACGAAGAGATCAAGACGACCAGGATCAACCTGACTGCCCCCACCACCTCGGCAAGCGACTCCAGCAATGTGAGCAACAGAGGAGCGGGAACGCCCGGGAACGGAGGAGCAGGAGGTGCCGCCGGAACGCCGGGAAAGGTGTATGAGGTGACATTCAGCCCTAGCAGTGGTTCTCGGATCTCGTACAGTTGTGGGTCTAAAGGCACCTCAAATGGAGCCCTCGGTGGAGCAACTACCTTCGGAAGTTATTCATCGAACAGTGGCAGCACGAGCTCTGCTGGCTATACGGACATCATAACCGGAATCACATACGCTAAAAGCGGTGACAGCGGAGCAGACGGCGGAAAAGGCGGTTCGGGTGCTGATGGCGAGAGTGTTGGCGGCGTGTCAGGAGGGAAACAGGAGCCTTCTGGCTCGGCAACCAGAAGCGATTCTGATACACAACGCCGCTCAAATATATCTATGGACATTGACGCGACCGCGAATTTCTCCCTGGGAGCCGCCGGCGGAGGGGGGGCTGGAGGAAACTCTGGCAACAATCTCGGAACTCCTGGGGGTGATGCAGAAGTCGGAAGTGTGCGCTTAAGCATCACAACAGGATACATAAACGCATTTGTGTACCCAAACAAGGGTGGAACGGGTGGAGACGGTGCGGATGGGGCTGATGCATCCGTCTATGGATGCTCTGGTTCTGGTGCCGGAGGCGGCGGCGGGGCCGGAGGAGATAGCTCTGCATCTTCAAATGTCTCAGCGCAGTATTACGTCTATAACATCACAATTGAAACTAGAACTGATTTTGCAATCAACAATAATGCTGGCGGTGCCGCTGTTAGAAAAGGCGGAGCCGGCGGCAAAGGTGGAGCTGGCGCGGACGGCTGCATCATCCTGTATTACGGCGTTACGACTCCGGTCCAGGACGGCCAGCTCAAGGACAAAAACGGCCTGATGCTGCTGGACAAGTACGGCAGACGGCTCATTGTATAGGAGGGTAGACATGGCAACGATAGACGAACTGGATGCCCAGGTGGCACAGCTCAGGGCGGAAGTGGAGCAGCTGCGGGGGCAGATCGCCAGTGCGGGAGTCAATGCTCTGGCTGCGGCTCCCTCTGGCTATTACATGCTCAAATACAGCGGCGAAGAGATAGACACGAAACTAGGCAAGATTTGATGGAGGTGATCGCTGTGCTCTATATGCAGGACTGGCATATTTGTGTCCCGGCAGATTTTTCGCTGGGGTTTGAGGGGGACAACAATTCCGTTACCCTGGAGATCAGCACAGATCTGCCGGAAGGCTGGGACCTGAAGGTCGATGTGGCAAAAGATGGAGAGAAAAACATCATCCAGCTCAACCGCAGAGATAACGTCTACTATGCACTCCTCACCTCCTCCATGCTGGCGGATGATGGGGTCTACGAGATGCAGGTGCGGGGGACATTGGAAGATCAGGTCCGGCACAGCAATATTTTCCTATCCCATGTGCATAACTCCATCAACGCCACAGACGCTTTCCCCCCTCCCCTGCCCTCTGAATTTGAGCAAATGGAGGACAGGCTCACCAGCATCAACAATAATCCGCCCCAGCCCGGAGAGAATGGATACTGGCTGATCTGGGACCCTGATGACATGGAGTACAAGGAGTCTGATATCCCTCTCCCAGCGGAAGGTGGGACTGTTGGGATCACGGATTACAATAAGCTAAAAAACAGGCCCAGCATCAACGGAGTGGAACTGATTGGGAATAAAACATCAGGCGAACTCAAAATACCAGCAGGAGAAAAGGGCGAGAAGGGCGACCCCGGTCCAGAGGGGCCGGCTGGACCAAAGGGGGACCCGGGACCGACCGGACCGCAAGGGCCAGAGGGGCCAGTTGGCCTACAAGGGCCGAAGGGAGATACCGGCGAACAAGGCCCAGCCGGCGAGCAGGGACCTCCGGGAGAGCGTGGACCGGAAGGGCCGCAGGGTCCGAAAGGTGACCAGGGCGAACAGGGAAAGCAAGGACCTAAAGGAGACCAGGGAGAACCCGGCCCACAGGGACCCGCCGGAATAGACGGGACTTCATTTGTGGTAAGAGACCGCTTTGATACCCTGGAGGAGCTGAAATCCGCCCACCCCATTGGCGAGCCTGGAGATGCTTATGCCGTGGGCTCGGAAGATGACAACACGATCTACATCTGGTCAGAAGACCTGATGAACTGGAAGAGCATCGGCAAGCTCCAGGGGCCAGCGGGACCGCAGGGCCCGAAGGGAGATCAAGGTCCAAAGGGAGAGCCCGGGGAACAAGGAGAGATCGGCCCGAAAGGCGATACAGGCCCCGCCGGTCCGCAGGGCGAGCAGGGCCCTAAAGGCGATAAGGGAGAGCCTGGGGAGACAGGGCCAAAAGGAGATGTGGGCCCAGAGGGGCCACGAGGCCAGCAAGGCATCCAGGGCCCTCCCGGTGAGAAGGGAGACACTGGCGACCAGGGTCCGAAGGGAGATCAAGGAGAGCAAGGACCTGAAGGGCCTGCTGGAGCTCAGGGGCCCATTGGGCCAGAAGGTCCCAGAGGGGAACAGGGACCACAAGGGGAGCCCGGTCCGAAAGCAGAGCCGTTTTCGGTGACCCTTACGGGATCTGGGTGGGCCGAAAACGAGCAAACGGTGAGCCACGATAAGATTTTAACGGGCGCCTATTCCTACATCGTATGTCCAGCTGAAGAATCATATATGGCTTATGCCACAGCTATTGTGAGGGCAAAGGATGTGGGCACAAACGGACAAATGACCTTTGTGTGTACGGAGACACCCGAAGCGGACCTTGTGGTAAATATCCTTAGAGTGGAGGCGCAAGATGGTATTTAACATGGTGGGCGGCGCAGGCGGTGGCATCAAGCTGGAGAGCATTGCCATCACCACACCGCCTGAGAATATCACATATCTCCCCGGAGAGGTCTTTGACCCTGCGGGGATGGTGGTCACGGCATCGTATTCCAACGGGGCCACCCTGACAGCCACCGGCTGGACCTACTCTCCCAGCGGAGCACTGCCGGAGAAGACAAGTGAGGTGGAGATCATCTACACCGAGGCCGGGGTGACAAAGACCGCCGTGCAGGCCATCACTGTGGAGCGTGGGACCATCTCTGTGCCCACGGTATCCGGGAGTCTTACATACAATGGACAAGCCCAGAGCCCCACCCTGACGGGCTACGATGCAGACAAGATGGCCCTGTCCGGCGACACGTCCGGAACGAACGCTGGGAGCTATACGGCGGTGGTCACCCCAACAGAGCAGTACAAGTGGGCAGACGGGAGCACGGAGGCGAAGGATATCCAGTGGTCTATTGATAAGGCCACCCCCAGCATCACGTTTGACCCGACATCTGTGAGCCTGGATACCTCCACCACATCTCAGGCGGTGTCTGTCACCTACACGGGGGACGGAACTCTGTCCGCACAGTCTGATAACTCCGGCGTAGCTACAGCATCCCTGGAGGGGACCACCCTGACAGTAACCGGCGTGGAGACCGGCAATACGGCTATCCAGGTATCGGCCAGCGAGGGGACAAACTACACGGCGGCCAGCGCCTCTCTGAGCGTGGCGGTGCAGTTTGTTATCACTATACAAGTGCTACCAACCCAGAGCGGGAGTCTTACCTACAATGGGAACAGACAATACCCCTCCTGGAACAACTACGATTCGAAGCAGTTGACCATTAGCGGAGTGACTTCTTCGATCAATGCGGGCAGTTATACCGTAAAATTTACCCCTAAACCCGGTTGTCAATGGTGGGATGGGACTACGGAGCAAAAAGAAGCCGTGTGGAAGATTAGTAAGGCAAGCACATTTCCAGCCTTTACCCCAAAATCTAAAGGCTTGACATTGAGGGGGTCTACTAATACAACTGTGGTTAGTGTTAGCATCCCTAATATTATTGAGGGAGCCGAAGTAACAATCGAGAACAAAATGGCCCACCAACCTGATGGAAGTTGGGACCCTGTAGATGAAACCTATTTCACCGCAAAATACGAAAACGAGAAAATCACAATTGTGGCGAAGAAGAGCCAGCTTACAACAGGTGGATACTTTTTTACACTTAAAATCAAGCCATACGACACTGAAAACTATTTTGCATCCTCCCCGCAATATACATTTTACGCCGTTGATATTATTCCTCCAACCAATGTCTTCGGCGTCTCCTGGGACAGCTCCAACCCATCCACCGCCCTGACCCGTCTGACCAAAGCCAACGATCCCAACAAGCTGGTCACTGTGGACATCACAACCGAGCCCGTACCCGCAGTTGGGACAGGCTCAGGCTCCTCACCATTCGACAGCTATATGCCGTGGATGGGGATGGAGGAGTACTGTGCATCCCTTGTTGGTTCTGCTCCACCAAGAGAAGTTTCTGCTTTATACAAAAAAGGTGAAGATGGATTTGAACGGACTAATCCCAATAAGCCTGTATTTGTTAAAATACCGGAATTCTACTACAAAATCGAAAAGAGCGGCAATATATTCCGATATTACATCGCAGACGGGCCGGCAAGTGGATTTTCACTTCACCCTGGAAGCGGTTGCTACGTAGCAAGATACGAGATCAGTAATAATAATGTTAACGGAACCAATACGTTTACAAGTTATTCTGGAAACTTTATTACAACTTCGACTACAAGATCCGGATTTCGCAATACAGCAAAAGTAACAGCCACCGGCTTCCAGCTCTACGACTTCGCCGCATGGTGCGCTGTTGGTCTGCTGTATCGGGTAGAATACGCAGACTGGGGAAGCCAGGAGAAGATTGGGCCCGGGATCGTCAACGACACAGTCGCCCATAAAACCGGCGAGACTGACGCCATGGTGTACCACACCGGAAGAGCAAACTCGGGTGATAATAGTGCGGTGCAGTACCGTGGAATTGAGAACCCGTGGGGGAATGTGTCTGAATTTATTGATGGAATTAACGTCTATGGACAAAGTGTTTATATCTGCACGGACCCGGAAATTTATACCGATGATACCGACACCAATTACCCATATTCTAACATTAAACTTCCGACCTCAGGCTGGATCAAAGGATTGGGATTTAGCTCCGTCTTCCCGTGGGCGTTTATTCCAAATGCTAATGGAGGGAGCTCAATCTCTTATATCCCAGATTATACGTACTCGGGCCCTGAGTGGAAGGTGCTTAATGCTGGCGGGCATATTACTAGTAAACAGGAAGCTGGGTTATTTTTCTTCCATGCTGGAGTTGCTTCATCAGGAACAAGCAATAAGGTCGGCACCCGTCTCCAATTCCGGGAGGTGAAAGCATGAGAGTAAGAGGCGATAACAACCCCGGCACGTTCTCCATTGAGGCCATGCCCAATAAGCCAAGCTGGTGTCTAGTGCGGTTCTATGAGAACGCCCAGGAATACACCGAAGAGCTGGAGGAGACCACCATCACGGGCTGGGAGTATGACGAATATCACCTGGAACAGCCCACCATCTCCCAGGAGGATATCGAGGGCAACCTTGAGGTCTATCTGAGAGCGGCGAAAGAGGCCGAGGTCACCCCTGAGAGCCGCCTGGAGGATGTGGAGCAAAACAAGGCAGACAAGCAGGAGGTCGCCGCAGTATGGGACAGCATGGCGGCGGCGTACCAGGAAGGGGTGCAGAGCGCATGACCACCAAAGATTTGGTCCTCAGCATAATGAGGTCCCAGGGTGCGGCAGACGCCCTTGACCTGCGAAGCCGGACCCCCGATCTTGACGGCACAGCTATCATTGCAGAGGAGAGCAAGGCCCCCAATTTTGACCCGGAAAAGGACTACTCTGGGTGGCCCATCGGGGCCCCGGTGAGGGATGGTGAGCAGGTGTACAAGCTCCTCCAGCCCTACAACGCCTCCACATGGCCTGAACAGAGGCCGGCGGACCTGCCCGCCCTGTGGTCTATCTGCCACACCAAAGACCCCTCTAAGGCAAAGGAGTGGCTGGCACCCAACGGAACCAGTGGCATGTACATGACTGGGGAGTGCTGTGTGGACGGCGGCGTGGTATATCGCTGCCTGGCGGACAACACCGTACATCGTCCAACAGATTACCCGCAGGCGTGGGAAAGGGTATAAAAAATCCCCCCCCTGTACGGATAGGAATACAGGGGGGAAACATCCGATTGTCGAAAAAAGGGGGTAACCTTTTCAGAGTTGGTCGGATGTGGCGTCATTATAGCACATCAAAAGATGGCCCGCAAGAGGAGGGCAAAAATTTTGTCGAAATGGAGGTCAATACTTACCCGATGGATGATAAATGCTTGATTGACCCACAAAGAGACTGCCTTGGACTCCAAAAGGCAAACATGCTGGAGCGGCAGATGGAGAAAATGCAGGAGCAGGCAAGAGATACCCACAATAAGCTGTTTGACCGAATAAGAGACCTGGAAAAAGCGGAAGCAGCCAGGAACGAGCAGTACGAGAACATCATGGGAAAGCTGGACAAGCTGATTGCTTGGCAGGAGGCAGAACAAGCGGCCCCAAAGAAGAGATGGGATTCCATCAAGGATAAGGCCATCTGGGCTGTATTGGCCGCAGTGATTGCTTTCCTGCTGGGAAGGATCGGCCTATGAGCACGCAGATGATCCTGGCCGTTGTAGCGGCGTTCTCGCTGGCCTGCGTGTTCTGTCTGGGGCTGTGGTGGCTGTCCACCCACCGGTCCAAAAGGGGGTGCATGGAGACCATGAAGGCCGCCGTCTGGCTGTGCCTGTTCAATGGCTGCGCCTGGGTGT